AGCAATTTAATTTAACGGGGCGGCTTCGGTCGCCCCTTCACTCTAAAACAAAAATAAAATGGCATATACTTCTTGTGCACTCAGCTTGTCTTATGACCTAGATTGTCGTGATGCAGTAGGTGGGGTGAAGAGTGTTAGATTAGCTGGTCTTCAAGAATACGAAGCGTTAAGCGCAACAATCGCTGGCGGAGCAGTTACTGTAATTCCAGCAACCGCAACTTTCTACAAGTACGAGCAACTAAAAGAAACATCTTCTTTGACGGAAACGATTAATGGTTCTTCTCAAAATGGAAGCGTTTATTTTACTCCTGAGGTTGTGGTTGTTCTATCAAAACTTGACGTTACAAAACGAAACGAGATAAAAGTTCTTGCTTATCAAAGGCTTGTGGCTATCGTTGAAGGCAATGACGGCTCTTATTGGTTAGTTGGTTACGAAAACGGTCTTGAGTTAAACGCTGGGACTTCAGCTACTGGGACTGCGTTTGGAGACCTTTCTGGTTACAGTTTAACGCTTTCGGGAATGGAAAGAGAACCAATGGTTTCTATAACTCCAGCTGATGTTGCTAACGTAACTTTTTAAATACTATCTTTACAATCTCTTTCGGGAGTTCTTTTCTTAGTTCTGTTTTGAGACCCTTGCCATTCGGTGAGGGTTTCTTTTTTTACAGATGGCACAAAAAAGGTAATTTGCTATCTATATAAAAACACAATGGCTTCAACCGTAACTGCCGCAACGGCAACTGTTCAAATCGTAGAATCGCTAACGCTCGGAAACGTAGATAGAGGCGGCTCACATACTCGCACAATTACCAACGTGGCAGAGGCAGACCGTAGGGTTATGACCGTAGCTCATTCAGGAGAGATTGACTTAATCGAATTGAACTCAGCTAACGGAAGAGGGAAGTTTGTACGTTCGGCAATTCGTTACATTAGAATTACAAACCTTGACGATACTAACTTTATCCGAGTAAGGTTCAAGAAGTCGGGAGCAGAAACGGCAGACGTTAAAGTTGATGCTGGTGCTACATTTATGCTTTCAACGGGTTCTATGGACGTTGATGCAACAGCAAGTGCGTTTAGTGCTTTCGTTGACATTGACGACATCTCAGCACAAGCTGACACGGCAGACGTAGACGTTGAATTTGTTGTCTTTGCAGTTTGATAAACATCGAACGAAATAGCCCGAACGAGATAGCCTTAACCTTGAAAGAAAGGGGGACGGCTACCTATTACCTTTTTAAATTCCAATCGGATAACACCGAAGCGGTGGAGTATTGCATTGCAACGGATTCTAGTTCTTTCCCGAATAGGTATAATAGGTTTACAATAACAGAACAAACAAGCCCCGATAATCTTAACGCTCAGGTGGAAATGACCACAGAAGGACAATGGCGATACTATGTTTACGCAAACGTCTCAAGTTCTAACCTAGACCCTACTGGCTTAGTTGAATTAGAAAGCGGCATTGTAAAGGTTACGGGAACAACCACACCAGTTACCAGCTACTCAGGCGGCAACTCTAATTATGTAGTGTATGGCTCTTAAAGTATTAAACTTTGGCACTCAAAAAGTCCCAACCTTCAAGGAGGCAAGGGGCAAAGATTGGATTCTATTCGGAGACGAAGGCGAATACAAAAACCGTTACCCGGAATACCTTCTTGACCTTTACAGAAGGAGCGCAAAGAACCACGCTATAATCAAATCTAAAAAAGATTATGTAGTCGGGCAAGGTTGGGCGGTTAACGCTGAAGGATTGGACACTATGGGACTTGCGAAGTTGCAAGAGTTTATCAACCATCCGAACCAATACGAGTCTTTAAACGACATCTTAGAGAAGGTTGCGCTTGACTACGAACTATATAACGGCTTTGCTCTTGAAATAGTTTACAACCAACTTAACGACAAGATAGCGGCAGTTTATCACGCTGACTTTGCAAGGTATCGAAGCAATGATGACGGCTCTTGCTATTACTACTCGGAGGACTGGAGCAAACACAACCCAGTAGTTGAGAAGATAGAAGCGTTTAACTGGAAAGAGCCAAGTGGCAAACAGTTACTTTACGTTAAAGGTTATTCACCTGACTGCAAGTATTACCCACTACCGACTTATTTAGGGTCTACTTCTTACATTGAACTCGATACTGAAATTGCGAATTTTCATCTCAATAGTTGCAAATCGGGATTTGTTGGCGGGACTATCGTATCTTTTCACAATGGCGAACCCACCGTTGAGGAGCAAGAACAGATTGAAAATCAGATAGTTAGCAAATTTTCGGGTACTGATAATGCTAATTCAATCGTCTTAAACTTCGCAGATTCTAAGGAACGAGGAGTTGAGATTCAGCAACTAAACGGAAACGACTTCGATAAGCGTTTCGACATTCTAAACAAGACGGTACAAAGAGAAATCTACGCTGGACACCAAGTAACCGACCCAGCTTTATTTGGCATCAAGGAGGACGGAATCTTCACGAGCAGAAATCAATTAGTCGATTCGTTTGAGTTGTTCCAAAACACCTACATAAACAACCGTCAACAGTTTATCGAGCGAGTGTTTAACGAGTTAGCTTCTTTGCAAGGGCTTTCGGATAGTCTTTATATCCAAGATACCGAACCGATAAGCGTTCAGTTCTCAGAGGCTACCGTTACGTCTGTAATGACTCAAGAAGAGATTCGCGAGAAGGTCGGACTTCCAAAACTTGAAAAACCACTTGAAGCGGCTAAGACTTCAAAAGACGAGGACGACTTATTAATTGAACACTTCAAGAATTGCGGCTCAACGTATTACGAAGCAGTAGGAAACGGTAAGGCTTTGAACTTTGAAAGCGAGACATCCGCAAGTCTACACGAAGAACTTAACCGAAAGTATTGGTTCGCTGAAGTTAACCCGATTGACACGGCTATTCTTGACATCTTAAAGAAGAATCCAGCCACTCCATTCTTAGCAATTGCGGAGCAGTTACAACTATCTATTGAAAGAGTTATGGCTGGGCTTCAGGTATTGAATGAATCGAACGCTATTGTGTTGGAGATTGGCGAAGTGCTAGACTCTAGCCAACGAGTCGTGAATATTACCAAAGAAGGCGAAAGATTACTTAAAGAAATACCACCAGTAGAGGAAGAGTTCGTTATTAGATACACTTACGAAAAAAGACCCGGAGTAAGTGGCGATTCTATTATTCCAACGACTCGCGACTTTTGTAGGAAGCTAGTTAAATTGGTGGAGGAAGAAAATAAGTCTTGGCAACTTGACGAAATACAAGACATAGGAGTAAGTCAAAATAGAAATGTATGGATGCGAGGCGGTGGCTTTTGGGGTAGTAGTTACCATTGCCGCCACTACTGGAAACAGAAACTAATGCGTATAAAGAAGTAAGATGGCTAACGTATTATTTATATCCGAAACTTTCCTAAAGGACAATACTCTCCTTCACGAGAATATTGACTTTAAATACTTGCGCCCCGTTGTTCTAATGTGTCAGGACATACACATCCAACACAAGATTGGAACTACTCTTTACGATGAACTAAAAACTCAGATAACCGCTTCAAGTTTAACTGCCGCAAACCTTACGCTTTTAGAAAACTACATTCAACCTTCTTTATTGTATTGGGTACAAGCTGAAGCACCTACGGCTATTTCTTACAAGTTCCTAAACAAAGGACTGCACCAACAAAGTTCTGAGAACAGTTCTAACGCTTCGCTTGATGAGATTAATTTTATACAACATAAGTACCGAGATAAAGCGGAATGGTACACGGAAAGGTTAGTAAATTTCTTACTAGAAAACAGTACGAACTATCCAGCTTACGCCAACCCGAATAGCGGACTTGATACAATACAGCCCGACACTAGAACTTACACAACTGGTATGTTTCTAGGAAACAGAAGAAGAAACATAAGTTTAGAAGATAAATATGAGCGTAAACGTAAATCGTAAGAACTTAGACAAGCTAAAGAAATATGTACACGCTCAACGAAATACTAACCTTAATCGAAAACGAGGCGACTGCACACCTTCAGGTGAACCAGTACGGACACGGGGACGTTTGGGAAATCAACCCGAAGGAACTTGACTACCTTGTTCTTTGGGCTATTGAGGAGAGCGTTGTATTAAGCGAGAGAACTTTAACTTATAACATTCGACTTTTGGCGATGGATAGAGTCTTACCGGGCGAAGAGAACGAGCAAGAAGTAATGTCGGACACGATTCAAGTTTTGCTTGACTTTGTAGCTTACTTCCGACAGTTGCATACAACCGATTTAAGCATACAACCGAGCGTAACACTTGAACCATTCACCGAACGCTTTGATGACAAGGTAAGCGGACACGCTTGTGTTCTTTCGATTACTCAACCATACGACTATAACAAGTGCCAAATACCAATTTAAAAAATGACTGATTCACAAAAATTACTCGGAGGCAGAGGATGCAAAGTTCTCGGTGCTGCCGCACACACTTCACTAACGGGCTACGCTTTTATCGCTCAGGAGGACACGGTTGTTACCGTTTTTACCGTAGGCTCAACTGACTCTTTAGCCGCTTACGGGTTAAGTACTCCGCTCAAAGCTGGGGCTTACATCGTTGTTCCAAGTGGCGAAGCTATTACTGCCATTACTTTGACAAGCGGAAGCGTTATCGTTTATAACCAATGATAGCTAGTTCTAAAATAGGACTTCGACCAATTCGCGGAGGAGGAGGAGGTGCTGCACCTAATCCCGATTTTGTTTCAACGTGGGACACTACGCAAGCTGGGTCGGCTTCTGATACTATTGTCTTACCTATGACTGCGGGTAATACTGTTGATTGGGGAGATGGAACTATCAATACTTTAAACACACATACTTACGCAGTTGGTGGTATATACATAGTTACCATATCTGGTGCAATAACTACATTTAGATTTGCTGGTGCTGGTGATTACAGAAAAATTATAGACATCAGCAATTGGGGGTCTTTTGACATTGCAAGCGATAGAATATTCCAAAATTGCGCTAACTTAAATGTTACCGCAACAGATAAACCTTTGTTATCAAGTGTAAACTCAGCAGTCGCCACATTTAGAAATGCTAATTTAATAAATGTAGATTTCTCTGGTTGGGATTTTTCTATATGTACTAACTTCACTTTTTTCGTTAATAATGGAATGAGTGGTGGTAGCATAAGTGGTATCATTCACGCTGGCGTTACAAC